TTGTAACCTTACTGTCTGGAAGATAGTACCTACCACCAGTAGTTAATTCTACACCTCTAGTACCACCATAGACTTTTAACTGAATTTCCGAGTTGTCTATATTGGAATATCCATAAATCTTGAATGCAGCGAATACTTCTTGACCTGCATCATGATTTGCAACTATTGTATTCTCTCTAGCACGCACACAACCTAAAAACTGGGTTGTAGTCTTATCTGTATAGGTTATAACTTCATCTTCAATTCTAAATCGACCATTTAGCTCTGGCCAACCCAATGTACTATCAACAGTAACAACTTGGTCACTTAATTGATTTCCTAAGTCAGCAGCAAGGGTAGATTTGTATGGTGTAACAAATGTACCTAGTGAATTATTGGTATCTACATCAATTTCAAAAACTGTACCACTTGAGGTGAATACTTCTACTACACCTTTAACGTAAATACGTGCTGCAGCGACATTTGGGTCGTTTGCATCGTTTTCTTGGTATAATACTTGTCCTACAAGGTCAATAGGGTTTCCGCTAACCGCTACCGCACGAATTACCTCTCTAGAAGTGTAATATGCGTCTGATGGTTTGAATATTCTGTCTCTTGGGTAGTTAACTTCCGATTCTACGCCAAATAGTGTTCTTAAAACGAACTGGAAAGACCTTGTAGACCCTTTTGAAGAATAGAAGTCCTTAATTCGCTTAATTACGGTTGATTCCGTAACTCCATCCGCAAAATTCTTCGGATAAGTCGATAAGAACTGTTCTTTGAACTTTCCAAGAACATAAAGTGGGAAAATATTGTTTAAATTGACAACTGTATCCCCAAGAGCATGAGTTGAAGCTGCAGTTTCCTCAAATTTGTATGTTCCGACCTCTCCAACTGCCTTTACAGCGTTAAATCCTCTTGAACATTCCTGAAATAGTGTTTGTCCCTTCTTTTGATAGTAGATGATCTCATCACCAACCAACAAAAGTCCTTCATTTGGAAAATCACGAGTAGATTCAACGTCAACTGATGTAGAAGTTGTTGTTAACGCAGAAATTAGCTTAGTCTCAGTAACTAAACCACCGTAATTGTCAATATTATAATAATCTGTCCAGTTTTGAATTACATCAAAGCAATATCCCTTTAATTCTTGTGACTGATAGTAATGCTTTACAAACGAAATGAAGGTCGGATAGTTCTCTTGTACAAACGACGCAAATTGTCCCGCAACACTGAGGGATATCTGTGATTTGGATTCGGGACTAACCTCAGACGGTACTGGAGGAACAGTAACCGTTGTGGTCGGTGTAGTCCATGAACTAACCTTCCAGGAAGAATTTGTCATCTGTTATCTAACTATAGCTGGACTCTGGTATCACTCCCGTACCAGATAAGTTTGAACCGCTACTGATAGTGTCCTCTAAAACACTTACAGTCGTATTATCTATACCTATTGTCAGATAGGTTTCTCTCAACGAAATCAAATCATTAGATTCTGGAGAAGCAGAGATCTGTAATTGATTATTAGCAACACTTGTTGACGCAATAATCAAATCATTAACAACAATTTCACCCATACTGTAGTTTACAGTACCCCATAAACCATCAACATACTCATATTCACCAGTTCCTTTAACATAATATTTTCTCAACAGTCCATTACCATCATCATTTAGGTAATAGGTGTTGAATTCATCTCCAATGATCTTGAATCCGCTACTGGAAACTGTAGGTTTTGTACTTGTACCTTGCTTAATGCGGTTACCGTAGCAAATTTTATAGTTCACACGTGCACCAAGATCCACTGTTACGTTCTTTCTCATCTTAAGACGAGTAATATTGGACGTAATTGAACCATCTGCAGTGTCAATTATGCTTTGGAGCTTGGAATATTTGAATTTTCCGCCAAATTTGTTAAATTCACCGCTACTATTCAAGACCTGAAGTGCTACAATTACAGAATTTTTAACTTGTGATGCTTCTTTCCGTGTAACATTCGGGTTAAAGTATGCAAAAGTATCAATATCGACGTATAATATGGATGGATCAATGATTGAAGGCTGAATTGCTGCAACAGAATACTCTCTGAGCTTCTTTAATATGACATTTTTCTCGGAAAGAGATAATTTATCCGCATTTTTTGGTTTGATTGCCAAAAATACTTTACCATATTCGGGTGGTTCTGCCTCTTCACCACCATAACAAGAGATAGATCCTACATTTGGATATATCTGAGGAATAATTGCCTCATAATCTCTAGTAGAAACTGCTCTACCGAAAGCAGAATAGAATTTAGGAGCAGCAAATTTGATTGATTCAGTAGTTTCTGGTTGAGCACCTCCATCTGGGAAGGTAGTAGTATTAATAGTAATACCAGAAGTGATTGTATTTCCTAAATTATCTCTAAATGTACCAATATTCTCGAATACCTTTAGACCATTTGCACCAGTTCCACTTGATGTAGAATACTGAACAGAAACAACATCACCATTTAATAAATCTTTTCCTACTTTTCCGTCACCAAATAGAATTTCTGGGATTTCATACTCAGATTCTTCTAAGAAAAATACCTTAGAAGATGAATCAATCTTTGTAATATCAGTTGCTTGTAGGTATCTCTCTGTGACAGTTCCAGAAGTGACCTCAACTCTCATAGAAGTTGTATCTGCATTCTTGTTAGTAAGAATGAATCGTTGTCTCTGGTTTATATCTTTAACAAATGTGTCCTTGAGGAACACACCTTCGTATAATACGACACCAGTAAATGTAGCAATTCCACTTGTACTATCAACACTCTGTGTCGTATCTGTCGCAAGTGAGAATACAAAGTTGTTATTATCCAATCCTGTAAAGTTTAGGACTAGACCTCTATTGATTGTAACAGTTTTTGGATATGGAAATGCAGTCTGAACGGTAACATCAACAGTACATTGTGATGATCTTGCTGATTTTGGTGTATAACCAATCATTCTAGCAAGTTTAACAACGTTCTCACGCAAAACAGCAGTCTCAAGGAACCCTTCATTAACTGCAAGGTTCGCATTGACTGCTGTATAGTAGGTATTATATGCAAGAATGTCTAAAAGCACCGTCAAAGACGATCCCTCAAAGTCATAATCAGAGAATTGCTCTTGTGCTCTTAGGTAATCTTTAATTTGTGCCTTGATTTCGTTAAATTCAAGAGCATTAACTTGATTAAATGCCATTATGGTTTAAATGCTATTTCAATAGAATCAAATGTTGGTGGTAAACCCATAATAACATATGCTACACTTACATCTAGCGAGTTGCGATCTTCAGTCCATTTCGTTTTAACCTCATATACTGCCACTCTAGGTTCATGAGTATCAATCGCTTCCCTCAATCTCCTTTTAATTTTAGCAGCATCATTAGGTGTATAATTGTCAAATAATAATCCAACTACATTACCACCAAATGCTGGATCGAATGCCTTCTCATAGAAGTTGTAGAACACTATGTTCTTAACTGATTCTTTAATGGCTGCTTCATTGTTCAGTGCCAACACATCGTTTGTCACTGCGTTCTTTTCAAAAGTTAAAGAGAAGTCACGAAATGACTTCGATATCAATGCCACGAGCTAGCCGTTATTAACCTTCTTTATATTTATACTTCTTTCTGTGACTTTTTATTTACTAACTTATCACTACGTGGATCCGTAATTAAATATTTGCAATATTCATTGCCATTGTCAAAGAAATCGTCTGACATATCAACAGGAACGTTATGATTCCGTTGTCCATTAACTATCCTATTTGCCTTGGCCACGATACCTCTTCTTTGCCTTATTAGATGAAGTAGCACTATACTTAGTATGCTTACCTCTACCTTGATATGTCTTCTTTGGTTTTGCCTCTATAGTAGGTAAACCTGTGTTAAATCTTGTTGCCATAATTACGGTCCTGCGAATACGTCGGGTGATCCTTCTGCAACACTAGTACATGTTGCATCCCCTATTCTACCACATCCTACGCCATTTACAAACACAGTTGTACTTCCTGTTGTAATAGGGGCACTATGACCAGGACAAGGGGCACCTGGTAGAAGGTGTCCAGTATTATTATCTCCTTGACGAGAGATAGGTATGCTATTACAGAAAACATTGGGAGATCCCTCTGCTCTGGTCATACCACTACAATGTGATACGTCTGCATCGCCTATTCTAGTTACTGCTGGCATTCTCGCTTCCCCCTATAAGTAAACCATTCTCTGTTGCTATTTCGTACATGACTGAGTGTAGAGTTGCATCATATGCATTAGTCCAAGGTTCAGTCTTCTCGTTTGCTATCCAGCATTGTAGAGAACCATATTGTGCCTGTGGTATGTTAATGTCAAACCATGGATCGTATGGTACTTTATCTGGGGCTGGGTAGGTCATTTAGTCTCCCTTGATAGTATTTCCTGTAAGTACTCTGTATACTTAGACATGGCATTATGCTGTGCTTCAGTATGTGGAGGTTCTGGACTAACAGGTTTAAATGCTATAAGGTGATCGAAACTAGCAGGAAGGTCTCTGGCCTTCGTATGTCTTATCAGTTCTCCGTTTACCTTAACGACGAATTCTCCTTCCAGTTCATCCATGCTTGTTGCCTTACGTTGAGACTATTTAGAGATACACGGCGGGATTTTTGCCCTTCGGTCGTGATTCGCGATTTTTCTAAGGGTTCTCTAATTCCTTCACCCTTCCATCAAGATCGCACACAACATCGACCAACTTCTCGTAAGTTTCCTCACCAGGTCGCTTCATCATTAACTTAGACTGACTTACCTTCTTTTCGAGTACTGCGAGACGCTCTCTAAGATCTCTTATATCACTATCCAGTGAGGTATGAAAATCACCTGACATATTAATCCTGTGCTATCTCAAAGAACCAACCTATCTTATTGATATAATCAAAGGTGTCATAGAAATCATGATCATCACCATTCTTGTATTTGAAATCTCCCAGAAACTGTCTTAATTCTTCAATAGAATGGAATGTCCCTTGGAAGTCTGATTGCTTGTTGTATAGAGCGTATCTCATCATTGGAAGGTGTTGGTATCTAGTATATATTATATCACGGAATGCTAACAGTAGTCAACCCCCTACAGAGGTGTCCTTTGATACCATCTGGTAATTCTAAGAGTACTATCATATCCTTTGAGATGATCTGATTCATGTAGTTTGCTATCTTTCCTTTCTTCCATTTGGTGTATGCTTCTTTCCTAGTCCAGAGGTCATAGAATATCTCTTTGTCATCAGTGTGTTCCCATTCATGGAAGTATCTCTTAGATAGTTTCTCAAAGGGACGTTCTCTCATATACTCAATATCAATCCCCACTGGTTGTATCCCAACTGCTACTACACAGTATGTGGAGGTGTCAGAGCGATTCCAATGTAGTTGGATTGGTTCTTTGCAGTTTAGAGGATACCCTCCAATGTAATCTCTCAGGGCGGCTTTTGTCATACCCTCTGAGGAATGGTTAGGTTGGTCAATTTCCTCGAAAAAATACACTGAGGAAAATTTATCTGAGAAAATTTTTTTCATAAATTTTATATTTTATATCACGCTCGCTCATGCAAGACTTTGTAGGTTAGAAAGTTTGAAAAAGGTTAGCTACGGGGGGCGACCGCCGCCGACGGGGGGGCGGCGACTGTCCTTAACTGTTTGCCTTGACCCAAGCTAGTGCTCGGTCTAACTCTGATTGATCTCTATAATGACGTTTAGATGAATCAGTGAAATGATCTTTAATGAATTGATCATTGCATAATGATTCATATATGTCATGTGATAGTGATTGCATTACATGTGTGATGTACATGCATATATTATATACTGTATGCATATATGATGTGTGTATATATGTGCCACATATATAATCGTCATATATATGTGCTCATATATTATATGCTGTATATACATGCATATTATATGTGCATAATATATGCAGGATATTATTTCACCTCATATATTATATACCTGCATATATGGGCATATATAGCCCGCCCTGTATTATTGACGGGGTAGTATATGTGTATTATATGTGCATGTATATAATATTATATGTGTGTGCATATAGGCCAAAAATTGATTTGCATATATGTGTATTATATGCCTCCATATAGCGATATATAGACCGACCTAATAATTCGACGGGGCTAGTATATGTGTATTATATGCTATATGCATAGTATATAAAAAAGCTCTCCTGGAATATGGCCCGATTTTCTTTTCTATATGCAATAAAAAATGCCCTCATATAGAGAGCATATAGACCGACCTAATAATTCGACGGGGTGCTTATCGCTTGAATGCGAATCTGTTAGTTGGTTCAGCAGGTCTTACAATTTCGCTTGTACCCTGTAAGGTGTTAGCGATGACCTGCCTAGCAAACCCATTTTGAATCACTGTTGTGAATGCCAAAAGAATAATCAGGTTGCGTGATGAGAAAATTTGCATAATAGGGAAAATAGAGGACGGACTAATAATTCGACGGGGTAGGGGGTGGGGGTTATTCCCCACACCTCACCTCTGACCATTTGAATTCGGATACTGATCCGACTTTCCAGATGGTCATATTTTCCATCTGATCATATGCCATTTGTAATGC